GATACTTGAGTTTAGCAACAATTTTCTCAACCGGTACTGGTTTGCGTTTGCGAGGTGTCTTGCTTGCTTTTTTGATGCTGATATAACTATTAAGGTCGCTGATGACTTGCTCAATAGCCTTAATCATATTTTTCACTTGCACTTTGCCGAACTGACTATAGCCCTCTACAAGTTGTGGGTCTTTGCCTTCCTGCACTTCATACCATTCATTAAGTTCTTTCTTCCAAACATCAAGAATGATGGGGATATGTTGTGGAAGAATGTTATGCTTTGCAAGAATGTCAATAGGTTTGCCTGGCAAATTGCCCTTCAATCCAGCCTGAACAAAATCATCAAATAAGCCAATTATTTCACCTGTCGCCTCACGTGCTTTTTCACGCATAATTTCTTGCACATTGGGACGATTCACAGGTTCTTTTTCTACTTCTACTTCCTGTGGTGTTAGATTACTTTTAAAAACAGTCTCAGGTTTATGAACACAATTTATTAATCTTACAATTTCATTTTGCAGTGACAATTCTTCATGCTCAGTTAGTTGCAATCCACGCAATGTCATACGTGCGAGCCAACCATATGTAGTTAGAATTTCACTTTCAGGTGCTTTTGCTAAAATCTTAGCATCAGCCTTACGGTCGTTCAATTCAAGATATTGAATTAGTAAATCTTTTGCATCTTTACGAACATAGAACCTTGTGTACCAGCTAAAAGCCCTAGCCATTGCACTCGTTCTAAATTCACTATCTGGTTGAATAGCAAAAAAGGGCTCATCCCCTGTATATTTGGTATCACTATCTTTTGGATTTAGGGCTTTGATCATTGCATGATCTGAATTTTTGGACTTACGGGACATGCTTTGCTCCTATTATTAACGAACTGCTATTATAGCATACCCTGTATTTAATTGCAACCTTTTGGAATTGTCATATTAGTAACGGATTTATGACTAAATACTATATTATCGGAATGACAAATGCCTAGATTATCACTTTACCGTCCAGACAAAACCCAAGACTATAAGTTTTTGGACAGAACTATTAATGAAATGTTTACTGTGGGTGGAACAGACCTGTACATACACAAGTATTTAGGGCCTGCAGATCAAGGTCCAAGCAAAGATTTCACCCAACCTCAATACAATAATCTAGACCCATTGAATATACAGGACTTACTGTTTTTAGAGAACCGAGATAGAAAGTACGCACCTGACATATTTAGAATACGTGGTCACTATAATGTACAAAATCTAGATTTTGATTTAAGTCAGTTTGGCTTGTTTTTAAACAATGACATAATTTTTATCACTGTTCACTACAATACAATGATTGAACTATTGGGTCGGAAATTAATGGTAGGTGATGTATTAGAACTTCCTCATTTAACAGACTATCATCCACTAAATGAAACTATACCCATTGGATTGCGTAGATACTATCAAATAACAGATGCGAACTATGCGAGTGAGGGCTTCAGTCAAACGTGGTATCCACACTTATGGAGAATTAAGTGTGAGCCACTAGTAGACAGCCAAGAATTTAGTGACATACTTGAACAACCAATTAACAAAGAAAATTACTTAGGTGACTGGGATAAGACAAAAACATATGTGCCTGGCTATATTGTGACTTATGGTGACACAAACTGGACTCCAGTAAAAGAGGTCCCAGCTGGTATTCCCTGTCAGGGAGTAGCTTGGTCGCAAACAAAAGAATATCCAATTGGTACTACAGTAACAAAAGACGGAAAAACATACGTGACCACACAATTAACTCCTGCGGGAACACCAATAACAAATACTAATTATTATGAATTGTATTGGGAACGTGATACTGCTGATAACCTGAAAGACATAATTAGTAGGTACAATAAAAATATACAAATTAATGAAGCAGCTATTGCAGAAGCAAAACGTATTGTACCTAAAACAGGATACGATAGATCGCAACTTTACATTTTACCAACTGAGGCTGATGAACCTGCTCCACCTGTAAGCCTTATTATTAGAAATGGCGATCCTGAATTAGCATTAGGTTCATTAGAAATAGTTCAACCGGCAGGCTTTACTCCTAGTCCTATCATACGTATAAGTGCTGCTGCTTTAGCGTCACTGCAAGAGCAGGCAGGTGATATGGATGCAATACAAGCCTTTATACAAATGAGTTTAGAATTAGCAGAAATAGCGCCTGAATTAACAGACACAGGATCAGGACCAGTTGAGCCTGACATTGTATTAGCAGTTAAAGCGTTTGGTCCTGTTTCAGTACCATTTGGTACTTCGGATAACACATATGCATTTGCTGACGCTGATCCCGAACAACCTGGATTTGACACAACACAGTTAACACCTGATATGGACTTCCGTGCTGACTGTGACCCAAGATTTAGATTTATTGTTCGAAGTAGTCCAACTGGATTTGGTTATTTAGATGGTTACTTAGTTGGTACAGGTGAGGCTCCAAATGGCGAACCGGTTACCTCAGCTATAGAATTTCCACCTAATCCAACAGTTGGGCAATACGTTTTACGAATTGATTATCTACCACAACAATTGTTCCGCTATGACGGTGCTATTTGGGTTAGAATAAGTGAGAATGTCAGAACAGGAGTCGCATTCGAAGATGGCGATCAATCATTGCTTTCATCCTTCATTAATAATAGCAATGTCACTGCAACAACAAGTGGAACAATCCCACAACAACAACCGCTTTCATCAATACTTACAATTACACCAGACTAAGGAATTAAATGGCACAATATTTTTATGACAATCAAATAAGACGTTTTTTAGTGCAGTTCGCAAGAATTTTTAGTAATTGGTATGTTACTAAAGGAAAAGATCCTGCAGGGAATGAAATTCTTATAAGAGTTCCGATACAATACGGTGATCAAAGTAGACAAGCATCAACTGTTATAGCAAATAACAGTCCAAGTAGTTTACCAAGTGCACCTATGATTACGTATTATATCTCTGGTTTAGAGTACGATCAAACAAGAACACAAAGTCCTTATTTTACTGATAAAACAAGTGTTCGTCGCAGAACCTTTAATGAAGATACACAACAATTTGAAACCACGCAAGGTGATGCCTTTACAGTTGAACGTTTGATGCCTGTACCTTACACATTACGTATTACTGTTGATTTTTGGACTACAAACTATAATCAAAAATTAGAATTATTAGAACAATTAGGCGTTTTATTTAACCCGTCAATGGAAATTCAAAGTACAGATAACTTTATTGACTGGACAAGTCTAAGTGTTGTTTATCAGGATAGACTTACTTTTAGTAGCAGAACTATTCCAGTTGGATCAGGCAATCCTATAGACATTATGACTTGGACATTTTACATGCCTATTTGGATAAGTTCTAGTGCTAAAGTTAAAAAGCTTGGTGTTATCTACAAAATTATTGCTAGTATATTCCAAGGCAATGCGCTTACAGATATGCAAGATGATGATTTACTATTAGGAACTAGACAAAAAATTACGCCTTATGGATACAAATTATTACTATTAGGTAATTCATTGCAAATACTACCTGACGGAACACCTTTTTATCCTAATAATGAAAGCATGGATTTACCAACTAATCCTAATACGAATGTATATTGGAAAGCATTTCTCAATGTATATGGTACAGTAAGACCTGGCATAAGCCAAATTTGGTTAGAAAATCCTTATATGGATACAGAAATAGTTGGCACTATAGCTTTTAATCCAACTGATGATAGATTATTAATATTCAACATTGACCCTGATACGTTACCTCAAAATACATTAGGGGCAGTTGATAGTGTTATAAATCCCTCAGTTAAATCACCGGGTAATGGTTTACCAAATGCAGTTGCAGGACAAAGATATTTAATTGTTGAAGATATTGGCAGTAATATCCCACTAAGTGCCACTGAAGGATGGGGAGCCTTAGTTGCACATGCTAATGATATAATTGAATACGATGGTGTTATTGGTGAATGGTTCGTAAGCTTTGATAGCACAGTACTTACTAACGTACAGTACGTTACTAATTTAACTACAGGCTTACAGTATAGATTTGTTAATAATTCATGGATGAAATCTTGGGAAGGTTGGTATGCTGCTGGAGATTTTAGTATAGTAATTTAAATTTGATAAATTACTATATGAGCAAGTCAAATACAAGTGCAGGAGTTTTTTTCTACTCTACTTCTACAAATAGATTTTTATTTTTATTGCGCAGTGATGATAAAAATTTATCTGTTTGGGGTATTCCTGGTGGCAAATTAGAAAATAATGAAACAATTATTCAAGGATTAGAACGTGAGTGTCATGAAGAAATACAGTTTTTTCCTACTACCCCCAAACTAATTCCGATTCAAAAATTTGTAAATAACACATTCACATATCATACATTCTTTTGTCCAATAGATAATGAATTCATTCCATTATTAAATGAAGAACATATAGGGTATTGTTGGGTAGATGTTAAGAACTATCCTAAACCATTACACCCTGGTTTATTCAACACAGTAAATTTTGATGTTGTTAAAGATAAATTAGAAAGATTAACAAATTCCCATTAAAAAAGCGACCGAAGTCGCTTTTTTAAAACTAAGTTATAAATTAACCTTTTTGTATTGATATAACTCCGTTAGGATAACCCAAATCTACATTTGCTGCAACTGCACTGTTAAAAGTTACAACGTATTTCGTACCTGCATTTTCATCAGTACCGTTATCAGTAAAGTCTGTAGCAAAATAATTTGTCAGACTGTCTAAACGAACTGTAGCAGGTGCATCAGTAGTGCCTACTAAATTCATGGTGTTTACAGTCAAATCTGCATTTGCTAAGTTTGCTGTTCTGCAAGTACCAACTAAATTTACTGTACCTGTTCCTGCACCAGCTGCCGTCGCAATGAAAATTTTTCCTGCTGCCGCATCAGCACCTGCACCAACAGAATTCCAGTCAGTATTTCCTACACTAACTATTCTGTAAGCACGTCCTGCTACCATATCTTCGTCATTTACAGTAGTAGCATCACCTACTAAATATTTACGTTTTCCTTTTTGACGAATAATATAACCTGCAGCATTATCAGCGTATACATATTCACTTGAAGTGGCGTCTGCTAGTGAATTTGCTGAGAATGTAGCGAATGTGGCATTCGCATTTGCAATGTCAGTTATGTAACCTAATACTGTACCGTCACTTGTAGATACTGCTGTACCATCTGAAAATGTATTTACTAAGTCTGTTCCTATTCCTGTTATGTCTGCAGAAGCAGTGCTTACTGTAATCGTGCCTACACCAGCAATTCCAATCGCTACACGTGTTAAAACTTGATCTCCTGTTAAAGAAGTTACTCCGCCTACAACACCATATGAAGGTGTGCTGGCAGGTGTTGCATCAGTTGTACCATCTGGATTGTTGAATCCTGTATCTACGCTAGATGTTGTTGGCCAACTGCCAACTGCTTTTGCTATTTTTAATGCTCTACCCATTTTGTTTAATCTCCTTAAATGTGAACGTTCTAGGTCCTACGCAGTTGGGGAACTGCATAAGTCTCCCATATAGAGAGAGAACATATGTATTTATCCCCAACTGGAGTTTTTAGGTT